TTCATAATGGTGGGCTAAGACTGGGCTTGGCATGACCCCCGATTTTGAGGTAAAACAATCTCCAGATTCTGGTACAGTTTTCAATTTCCAAACTGGAGAACTTGAAGTATCTCTGACATTCCTTTCATCCACCAAAGGTAGGATGGAGTTTGCAGTTACAATTGCTGATGAAGCACATGGTAAAGTCAATGTGTTATCACAACACAGTATTGCTAGGCTGGCTAAAAATGTCGAGCCAGATGATGTGAAGTTATTCACGAAACACTTCCTTGCGGCTGGCGTAGTTCTCCGTGAAGGAACCTACACACCAGCCCCAGTTCAAGATAGAATTGAGGCTGAGGTCGAATCATTTTCTGGCGAAGAATCAACTTACGGGGCGATTGATGAAAACACAATTACGAAGTTCTTAGGAGAGCCACACCTATTGGATAAAATAAACCACATACTTCACGAATCGAGGCCAACTCCATTCGTAGGTGACGATGCCAACTTACTTCTGACATTCTTAGTATTCTTGTCATGTAAAACTGACAACCCTCTGAACCTTGAGATGATAGGTCAATCTTCCAGTGGTAAAACATACATGACTTTGACTGCTAGGAATGGATTTCCAAAGTCAATGGTCATGGTACTAGCCGGTGCATCTAAGGAGGCTCTGAAGTACGACTACGATGAGATTGATGAGGATGGAAACTTCATTGTCAATGTCGATGGTCGGTGCATTGTTGTCTTGGAGAAGGATGAGTCATTTGCTTTCATTAGAAAGATGAAACCTATCATGAGTGGTGACGATGATGAGTTAGTCTGGAAAACTCCGATTAAGAATGAGATTTCTGGAGAGATTGAAACTAAGGATTTCATCATACGAGGTAGGCCGTCTTTCATTACATTGACAACCAGAAACCCAAATGAGGCCGAGCAAATAACTAGGCAGTTGATTATGACTCCAGATACCACAGTTGAGAAGGTTGACTCTGTGGTGAAGAACGCTTTGATGGCTAAGGCGAGGCCAGAGCAGTTCACTGTTCACACGGACTTGAAGTTACTACAAGCGTCTATGCTCGGACTGACCCAACACAAAGTTCGCAATATCTTTGCACCACTGATGGCTGACTTTTTCCCAGCCAGAAATGCACAGCACCAAAGGGACATTGGCAAGGTATTATCTATAATAGATGCAGTTGCATTATTACACCAGAAGCAAAGGCCGATTCAGAAATCTTCTGACGGTGAAGAGTATTTACTAGCGTCAGTTGAGGATAATGTAATCGGATTATTGCTCTGTGATTTAGTTCTGAGAGCCAGTCTGTCTGGTGTGCCAGATGGTTCATGGAATGTGTTTCAACAAATGAATGCTATGGCAGAAGCAAAGCGTCCTTTGACTGAGGATAACATTCTCCAATGGCTAGGTTTGCACGCCTTCCAGACAACTAAGAATGCGTTAAAGGAGAAGCATTTACCAACTCTTGAGGATGCAGGTTTGATTGAAGTCAGTCGCAGAGGTGGAGGCAGAGGTGGAGGTCGCAAGACTTACAAAATTGTAGCAGGGCGAGTAGGTCTTATGGATGACTATGCTCTAGCACCATTGTTTGTTGAATCATGTCGCAAGAACTTGAGAGATGTTATCGGAGAATATACCGATGTTCTAACTTCATCTTCTCCAGCAGAAGCCAAGTTCCAACTCAAGGCTAACGATAAGAATAACTTATTGTCATTGGGATGCACAAAAGCAGACCACGGAGTCTGGAGAAGTTTATTCCTACCAGTCTATCTTAGACCCAAAGGCAAGAACACATTCTTGAAAGAAGTCATTGGTAACTCAAAGCACACAAGCAATTTGTTTTCTGGCAATGCTTGGTTCACTGGAGAGTTCACAGCAACCGATTCATTATCTCTAAAGCGTGAGAAGATTGAAACCGTCAGACAAGCGTCGAAGGTAATATCTTCTGAAGATGATGATGCTTGGGAACAATTAATGGAGGCTCAACTAGAGCAGATAGAGGAAAATGACTAATTCCTTCATATAGGTGGAGATACAGAGGTAATTTTATGGCGGCAAAATCCCCGACACTACCAAAGGCAGTAAAGGCACGACTACAACCCTTCGTTGACAAGGGCATACAGAATGGTATCTTCCAAGATGCTAAACCTGTTGCTCAAATGTTCAAGCGAAAGGCTGACGAAATGAAAGATACAGTTGCAGAACTGGGCGGCATAAAGAATGCAAACGCTCAGAGATTCGTAGCAAACTGTGTCATGACTGACTTGTCAGCAATGTTGAGAACCAAGTCTTATACTGCACACATGCAGATACTAAAATTAGATGCTAAAGTTACCAGAACTGGTCGTCAGATGGCGAACCTATTCGGTCAAGTTTGCATTGAAGATGGCGATTCAGTAATGGATTCAGCAATGTTCAAGATGTCCCTATGGGATGAAGATGCTTCAATTGTTGACGATGTTGAAACTGGCAACTATGTTGCTCAAGTTACCTGTCGCAATTTAGATGTTGATGTACTTGATTTGAGGCCACTTTCTGGAATGACTATATTCACTGAAGAAGAGTACGAACATGGTGATGTTGTACAGTTATTTAGAGATACATATGAAACTACACCAATTGCTGAATTGGAAGATTCGATTTCAAGGAACCGCAGTGACTACCGCTTAGTTGAGGCGACAGTGTCCTACGCTGGAGTCCAAAACTCAAAGTCTGGTTCAACCTTTGGCAAGATGCTATTGAAGGATGAGTCAACCATGACAATTGAGGCAATTGAGTCTGGTGAAAACTTACTTCTGAACGCTCTCTGTGACACAAACACAGCGAACTCATTCGGCAAGTATTCTGAGATTCTAGCACTTGTTACAACTTCAATGAGTGAACAGTATGGCCTATCGGCTTCAATAGAATGTGCAGTGGGTGTAGTAGTTATTGCACCACCACAGCCAGAAGCCCCTGCGTCTGGAGATGATTCCTCAGACGATGCTTCGTCATACTTTTCAACTGACAATATAGAAACAATGGACTTAGATGATTCAAAGGATTCAACGGATTCTGAAGAGTCAGAAGAGTCTGAAGATTCTGATTCCAATGAAGGTGATTCTGAACCACAGAAAGAACCTGCTAAGGCTAAGGCTGAAGGCGGCGACTGGACAGATGGTGATGAAGAAGATTGGGACGACGACTGGGAATGAGCATTCAGTTGTAGGGAATAGAGAGGTGTCTTGCTCGGACGAGGTTTTTTGGGTCTTTTACTTTCGGGGTATTGTGTTTCAACCCCGTTGGTTTTTCCGCCTGTGTTTGCACCTGTTACCCTCTCTGTTCCTCCTTCACTCATTCATGGGGCACCTGCTTATCGGGGGTTGGGTGCCCCTCCTATTCACATCAAGTAGGTGTAGGGAAGTAGCCCGCATTTGAAGAAAGTCACTGACTGCGAGGGGCAGTTCACCTGTAAAGGTAAAGTGCGGCGGACTTCAGACAAGGGGTGGTCTTTACCTGCACCTACGCCTATTCCATAATATATACCAAATACTTATATAGGAGTGACCCTTACGGTTAAACATGGCGAACACAAACCTGTGGGATGAGAACGGACAACCTATTACAAACAAGATAACAGTCGAGGACTGGGATGCTAAGGTAGCAGAGAATGGTTTGACATTAGAACAGCAAATGGAGATACTCAAAGCGGCGCTTCTAAAGAATGGAGTAAAGCCGTGCTACTGGGGTATTAAACAGCGTTAAATAGGTGGGTCAAGAACTTCACTGTATGGCTAAGAACGGCAACAGTAAGAAGAAGGCAGACCGCTATGCGGCACTAATTGCTTCATGTGACACTGGAGATTCGATGGTAACTCAGAGAACTCGACACATGAAGATACAGGGATTCTCCGGTAGCGGAAAATCCACATTTGCATTACAATTCTTTTCACATCATGCGAAGGGCTTGAAACCGGAAGAAGCGCTAATGTGCATTATTGACTGCGACCTTGAAGGACAGGCTGACTTAGTTGCCCGTAACGACATTGTCACAGAGTCTTTGAGGCCACGCATTCTGAGGAAGGTATGTCGAACTCCAGACGAAGTGAATGACATTAGCATGGCATTCATTGACTTGATGAGGCAACATAGAGAGGAACACCCAGACGGTGTGCGAGTTATGGTCATGGAGAATGAAGGTGCATTCTATCTATCGTGCCGAGAGCATTACGCTACATCGGTTCATGGTATGTCTGAGGGTGAACTATTGCTCTCCAGACAACAGGAGGCTATCTCACAGGGGAAAAAGACGCTACCTGCCTATGCAGAGGGTCAGATGCACGCCTACAAGGTCATTAACAAACTATTCTATTCTCCATATGAGAGGCTCAAGATTGCTGGTGAAATGTACCAATTCCACTTCTTAGCAACAGTTCTATTGAAAACTAAAACTGAGAACTATGGAACTCCAAATGAGAACCGAGTTGTATTAGCCGCAGGTCGTCCAGACATGACTGACCCCCTATTCGATTGGATAGTTGAAATGACTCAACAACAGCGAACTAAGGCTGGCGAAATTGAGTCCAGACATTTTTCCTCGATTAAGAAGTCAAGAGCGTGCAAACCATTCCGTATTGAGAACCCAACACAGGAACGCTTTTGGATGGCAGTTGACAAGGCCACATCGGGTGGGAAGTAATGAAGGTACCATATCTATCAGCAAGTAGGCTCAAAATGGCACAGGACTGCTCATTGCAGTATTGTTTCCACTATGAAACCCCAACTGCTGATGCGATGACTCTAAAGCAGATGGGAAATCATCGTGACAGGTCACAGGCTGGCCGTCTTGGTAACAATGTGCATGACGCTCTGGAAGAGTGGAGAAGGCCGGATGCTGATGGCAATACGCCAAAGCCCTCCTTTGGCCGTCTGATGAACTTATACAAGGAAATTAGCGCCAAGCGTGAAGTTGACTTCTCCATGTTTGAAGATGGTAAGAAGATGCTCAAACGCTGGTTCTGGAGAAGAGGTCGCAAACCTGTCAGAGTTCTCTATGTCGAGAGAGCATTTGGTAATCATAGTGCCCCATTCATCTTGGAAAAAAACGGTACACCAGTATTCGGATTCATTGACCTTATTATTGAACATAAGGATGGCACCATTGAACTGATTGACTACAAGACTCAGCGTATGGATATTACACAAGCCGAAGCGAATAACTCAGTGCAAGCGGCTATCTATCTAGCAGTTGCCCGTCAGTGGTGGCCAGAACGCAATTTCAAGTTCACATTCGATTTACAGAGGCATGGTACCGTGACAACGGTTTGGTCTGATGACAGGTTAGATGATTTTGAGGATTGGTTACACGGACAGTATGAGGCCGTCAAAGCAGTTGATTCCTCGGATTGGACTAAGGTTCCAGCCACCATAGGCAAGGGTTGTACTTGGTGTAATTACACTGACCTATGCCCGAAGGCTCAAGACCTAATGCAGAACGGTGCATGGGATATGCTTTCACCAACCATGAATAATGATTTAGATAATCTTCTCAATGAGTTGGCGACGATTAAGGCTTCCACTGCTATGTTGACTAAGAGGAAAAAGACGATTGATGAACATATCAAGACTCAAGTATTCGATAGGGACATGCCAGTTGAGGATTGTGTTATGGAAACCGATAACTGGTCTGTGGAGTGGAGAGAGCAAAATAGGAGTTCGTATGTACCACAAGAGGTACAAGAACTGGTTCCACCCGCCGTGTTTGGAACGATGGTTTCATTATCTAATGCTTCTGTGGATAGGGTATTGCCAATACTGCCAGACGATGTGGCGGAGGCAATCAAGAATACGAAAGTAGTCAAGACAAATAGACAATTGGTAATCAAACCGAAGGAGAGCGGCGATGCGAAAAAAGGGCGAAAAAGATAGTACCGAGAAGGTGCCTTCATCGAAATATGGCACCAGAAAAAAGGGTCGGCTCGGTAAGTCTGATGGCCGTAATGTCAAGCGTCTTTGGAAATGTATGATAGAAGCCGGTGCAGTGTTTCCAGATGGAAAACCACTGACAACAGGAGAGATTCTGACACTGGATAAACAACCATTTGAAATGAACAGGTTATCGAATCACTTAGCCAAGAAGCCGCATATCTTTTCCAACTCTGGATTAGTCAGAGTAGCCAGTATTGATGGTCGAACCAAGTACCCTCAACAAACTTGGCTGGCACACCCAGATGCCTATGATGAATAGTAGGCGACATACTTATATAGGGGGAACCCCTACGCTTAAACATGGCAGACAACGGGAACACCGAGCAAGCACGCAGAATGAGAATTGCAGAGAGTGGAGAATACATTTCCAAGAAGGCATTTGCAGAAGCAAGCAAGAAGGCTGGTGATGCGTATGACCGCTTCGCTAAGATGATTGCTGAAGAGGAAAAGGATGAACTTGACATATTGGGTGACGAGATTTTCGCTGAGTGTGAGAGATTAGAGGCAGAGCGAATTGCGAAGATGGCTGAGGAAGAACAGGCATTGATTGACATGATGACAATGGGTGAGTGAAATGTTTAGAGCAGATGCAATTTATGAAGAGATTTACGAATTATACTATTCGTTAAACAGATGCCCAGCCAGTAGCCGTGGCAGAATAAACCGAAAGATGTCTAAATTGATTGCTGAGTATGAGCAATTGACAGGATGCACTTGGGAATGGTAGGCGGCATACTTATATAGGGGAACCTGCTACGATAGAACAGAGGCGGCAAGAATGTTGAGCGAAGAAGTAATACAAGGAATGACTTTTCAGAAGATGACAACTGACACTGGAGAAAGGTATTGGATTGAAGAATGGTCTTGTTGGGGTGACTACATAACTACCTTGAACTACGCCGCTTCCAGAAAGGAGTAAAATAGGTGGGTTTAGGCTTTCAAGCCTATGAGCCTAACTCCAAACTCCAAAGTGTCACGCACTGTGAAGGTGCAATGTGACGGTATGGGGATTGCTGAGTTGCTGGATAAGGTGTGCTTAGATTCACCACCAGTGCCGGTTCGCATACTCTTTGAACCAGAGGGCGTTAGCGTTTGGACTTTGAATGTACCAAAAACAATGCAGTGTCTGATTAGCAAGTGGCCTATCGCTGGCTTGAAGGTCAAGCAACCATGTGTAGTGATTGCTGACCCGAAGGAGTTATCCAATGTCATTAGAGCCAAGTCGAGAGGGTTGAGCGTTAGGATTGAAACTGCCGCTTCCCAGCCGATTACGATTACAACTCACGGAAATGGAGGGGCTGAGATTATGCCGTCTGATGAAGATGATTGCTTGATGATTCCAGACAGGTGGGTCATTCCCAAGAAGGATGGCAAGTTTGTATTCCCCATGTTCGATAACGAACAGGCTACAAGTGAAGCCACGATTTCAAAAGAACAGTTGACGCTGGCATACCGAGAGATGCAGTCAGCCAATGCACCTTATGTGGTTATTAGTTTTGATAAGCAATGTGAAGCAAGGTCTGGTCATTGGACTTCCAAAAGCACGAAGTCTTGGGTACCCATTCAAGCGGATTGGATTGGAGAACCATTCACAGTCGCATTCACCGAATGTCTAAAATCGGTCATAGGGGCGTTTTCTAAGGACACAACAACTCTAAGGGTAGCCAAGCATACCAAAGGTCAATTCGTGGTCATAGAGAGCGTTGATGGGGCAAAAACAACTGTTATAGTGACAGAAGCATTGAGGGAGATATAATGACTTTAATAGATAAGGCAATACAAGCATTAGGAATGTCAGAAAGCGATACAACAGATTTGCGTATGCTTTGCATATGTGAATTGTTGATGGCTAAATGTGGCATCACAAATGAGCAGGTTGACATGGCTATGGAGAACCGTTTGAAGCAAGAGTTGAGAACAGTTAGTGAAATGTTAAAGGAACTCGCTGACGCATGATAAGACTTAATACCCATGTGATAGTCACATTTTGTTATGGCAGTGCATGAGTTCACAGGTGTAACGGCACGAATACAATACAATACAGGCTCTGGGGCTACAACTCTAGGTTTTGTAAGTGGTGATTTTTCGTTATCCGTTGCTACTGGAAAGTATGTAACAATTGGTAATGCTTACGCCACCAAGAATACCAGAGGATTGAGGTCGGTCAGCGGCTCTTTGTCATTAGCATGGGGAATAGATGATGCAACTTTGTATGGACTGTTTAACGCAGATACAGAGTTCGATTTAGTCTTTGATAATGACGGGGCAACTGGCGCACACACTTACACACTAAGCAATTGTGTATTAACTGAATTATCCGTTGAAGGCATCGAGGCAGGTAGCGAAGGGGCATTAATGATTAACGCATCCTTTGAAGCGCTGACTTGGAGTCGTGATTGATAAATGAGTTGGTTAGATACAGCGCTTGAAAGCGCTGGTTCAGATATAGAAGTCGATGTTTCCCATTTGGGATTAGGTACAGATACCATCATGGTTCAGCCATTATCAGCGGCTGAATATCAAACTCTCAAGAAGCATCCAGAGATAGTTGCTATCAAGAATGCTGATGACAGGTCTGAGTTACTTGGGTTGCATATGATTGCTTTGATGATGGCGAAATGCGATAAGTCGGTATCATGGGTCAAACTCAAAAAATTACCACTAACCACTTTGGGTGCGTTAGCAACTGCGATTATGAATGTCGTAGGAAATGCTAGCGGTGGTGGTGTGCTGGGGGAATAGTAACTTTCGCCAAGACCGATAGTGGTCAGTTCATGGCGGAGTTCCTATCCTTCTATGGGATTACACCCCAACAATACCGTGAAATGGATGCGAGAGATAGTCATTTTTTGTTAGCCGCTTTCAATGAGAAAAACAAGAGGGCTAATAACCGCCAGCGTTCTGAGATGGCTAAGATGAAAGCCAACAGGAGGTGAAGCGGGTGTCAGAGAGAACTACGATTGAAGTCGATGTAGCGGCAAGAACAGGACAAGCCCGTAGGGCAATGTCCAACTTATCTCAATCGTTTTACATTGCTGGAGGGGCGGCGAGCCGTTTCGGTACTGTAACCAGAGCATCTTTTGCAGGTATAGTTGCTGGTGCCGCCGCATTCGCCGCAGTCAAGTTCACTGATGAAATCGTCAAGGCTTCCAAGTTATTCATAGAGTTCAATGATACTCTGGCGAGGACTAGGGCTATTCTAGCCGATAGTAACGGTGTTGCTAAAGGATTCGCTGGGTTGAAAGAAGAAATCCTCAAAGTTGGTCGAACTACCAGATTCACTGCTTCTGAAGTAGGTGAAGCCGCTAACAAACTAGCAATTGCGGGTGTCAGTGCTGAGGAAATGGTGTCTGAAAAGGCGCTGGAGAACTTAGTCAAGTTCGCTATCGCTGGTGGTGTTGACATCGAAACCGCTACCAACATTGGTATTGCTGGTGTCAAAGCATTCGGAATGGAAATGAGTGAGTTGAGTACGGTATCAGATGTACTAACCAAAACATTCACTCGGTCAAATGTCGATATTGTCAGTCTTGGAGAAGCGTTGAAGTTCGCCGCCCCAGTTGCTCATTCGGCTAAGATAGGAATTGAGGAAACAGCGGCCGCAATTGGTGCTTTAGGTAACGCTGGTTTGAGAGGAACAGTTGCTGGTACTGGTTTGCGTATGTCCATCAATAAGTTACTCAAGCCTACCTTTGACGCTCAGAGAGCCATGAATGACTTAGGATTGAATGTTAGAGTTCTAAGTCCATCCGGTCAAGCGGCTGAAGCGGCTTTCAAATCCGTATCAAATCAACTTGATATGGCAAGTAAAGAAGCGGCTGAACTGACAGA